AGACAGGCGTTAACGCTAATTCATCAACTGGATTCTTAGCTTATACATCTCAAGCTGCGGGTGCTGTTTATTCATCATCACTCGGATTCGCTCGTAATTTAGTAGTTAGCCCAGGACAATGGACTAACATCATGGGTTACAACGACAATGGCGCACCTCTTTACAATGCGGCAGTGCCAAGCAACGCGGCAGGAAATGTTCGCGGCGATTCACTTCGCGGCGTAGTTTCACCGGGTCTAAATCTGTTCGTGTCACGTTCTATCGGTAATGCTGGACCAACAACATCAACAGGCGACTTCTCAATGGTCGTAGTTAACCCAGACGCATGGACATGGTACGAGGCTCCGCGTTTCGAGCTTCGCACTAATATCCAATCAGACGGAACCGTCGATATTCTTTACTACGGTTACGCCGCAATCGCTCCAAAGATTCCTTTCGGCGCTTGCTGGAACCAGACCTGAGATAACTAAGAAATAATCATCGGTCGTTTCGCTCCCGAGGCGACCGAGCAGAACTAAGAGAGGATCGCTAATGCCAATTATCACAGCTACGGAACTTCGTGACGTGCTAGGCGTTAGCGATTCTCTTTACCCTGATTCATATCTAAATTTAATGATTGCTAGTGCTGAGGGTGCGATCTTGCCGTTGCTTACTGGTTATCAGTCAGCAATTACAGGGATCGAAGTCAAAGATGGCATGGCGTTTTATACAACTCAGCGCATAAATTATTTTGTGCCCGGTCAAGCTGTAACAATTTCAGGCTGCGGTAATGCGTTTGATCTAACAGTTACAGTTAACGATCACAGAATCGCGCCATACATATTTACAACAGCAACAGCCGCACCCGATCAAATCTTTACACCTAAAATTCCCGCTGGACTAGCGGTACTAAATGGCTCATCAGCTGAGGATTTATATTCAGGCGTAGCGCCCGTAAAGTCGGCGCTATTGGTGGTATCAGTAGAAGTATTTCAATCGATCACCGCTCCCGGTAACACTTCGGCTCAGGTGGACTTCAATCCGTCGCCATTCGTACTAGGTCGCTCACTTCAAAACAGAGTCATAGGTTTATTAGCTCCGTTTATCGACGTAGAAACTATGGGTCAATAAATGCCGACCCCTACAAGTATTCAGGCTAACGTTCGCGCGCCATTAGCGACCGCTCTCGCTGGCGTAACTGCGTCGGTCTATGAATCAGTACCCGAGGCGGTAATCCCGCCCGCTGCGATCATCGTGCCGGGTACTCCGTATTTAGAAACTACGCTAATCAGTAGCTCGATCCAATTAAAAGTAAATTTTACAATCTCAGCCGCCGTCGCGTACAACAATAACGCGGGCGCTCTCGACAATCTCGAGAAGCTAGTCATACAGATTCTCGCGGCTATTCCGTCGGGATACATCGTCGGCGACGTTTCGCGTCCGTCGATCGTTGCGTTAGGTTCGAGTAATTTACTTATTTCGGATATTGACGTTTCCACATACTACAAGCAGGAAAACTAAGGAGAACAAATGCCTACAACAATCGTAACTGGACGCGACATAACTTTCACCATCGATGGTGCTACTTATGACGCACAAGCTACAGCCGCGACTCTCACAATCGAGTCAACAATTAACACTTATCAGACGCTAGACGGTAAGGCTTATTACACAACTGACTCACAGGGAACTTTCGACGTTGAAATGCTTGCCGACTGGACAGCTGGCGGGTCACTATGTAATTCACTATGGACAGCAGCCGACACAGCTCCAAACACTCCACTATCAGTTGTTTTCACAGCTGCGAGCGGCTCAGTCTTTAACTTTGACGTTCAGCCAATCTTTCCGAGCGCTGGCGGCACAGCTCCAGACGCTCAGACAGTATCGCTTAGCTTTACTTGCGTAACCACACCAACACTATAGAAAAGAGATCGGGAGCATGAAGTTACAAATACATATCGAAACGAACGACGGCAAAACAGCAACCACAACAGCGCAACCACCAGAGTTCGCCAAATGGGAGCAAAAAACAGGATATACAATTCAACAGGCACAGGAAAAAATCGGAATTTCCGACTTAATGTTCCTAGCGTGGAACGCACTAAAGCGTGAGGCAGCTGGTAAGCCAGTAAAGCCTTACGAGATTTGGTGCGATACGGTGGTCGATATTACGGTCGGAGATACCGAAGCCCCAAAAGCTACAGCCGAGGAAGCCTAAGCTACTTAATCGTTGAGCTGTCGATCGCGACAGGGATTCCGATGAGTGAATGGGTGGACGCGGCGGACATATTGACAGCGCTCGAGATACTGGAGAAACGAAATGGCGGAAAGTAAGGAAGTCGTTCAATACGACAAAGCCGAACTCCGAGCCATTATTGGAGCGTTTAAGGCGATGGACGATGAAGCCGTTAGCCAAGCTAAAGAACAATCAAGTGCGCTTGCTACTTATTTACAAGGCAAGATCACGTCCGCAGCTGGGTCACTTAATTCGTCGCCTGTAGCGAGTCGAATCGCTGAGGGTTCTAAAGTAAGCAAGTCATCTAAGATCGGCGAAATTACGTTTGGTTTTGTTGGACAAAAATTTAGCGGTGGAGCTACGACTAAAACCTTATGGGGTGGCTCAGAGTTTGGATCAAATAAATTTAAACAGTTCCCAATCTGGTCGGGTTCTACTGGTCGTGGATCAACAGGATATTTTATTTACCCAACGCTTCGAGCTGAGCAAAGTTATCTAATTGCTGAGTGGGAAAAAGCGTTTACTTCAATAGTTAAGAGGTTCGACTAATGGCTGACGGATCAAGAACGCTTAAGCTCTCAATACTTGCGGACGTTGATAATCTTAAAAAGTCTTTGACCGAAGCTGGGGATACTACTGACGGTTTTGGTACAAAGTTAGGCGATTTTGGTAAAGTTGCTGGAGCAGCATTTTTAGCAGCTGGTACGGCGGCATTAGCTTATGCTGGAACGGCACTGGTTGAAGCTACAAAAAACGCAATCGCCGATGAGGAAGCTCAAAAGAATTTAGCGCTTACGTTAAAAAATACGACGGACGCAACGGACGCACAAATAGCCGCGGTTGAAAGTTACATCACTCAAGTTTCATTATCTAAGGGCGTTACCGACGACGAATTGCGTCCAGCTTTTGAGCGCTTAACGAGATCAACAAAAGATACTGAGGAAAGTCAAAATTTATTAAATTTAGCGTTAGACGTTTCTACTGCTACTGGAAAGCCATTAGAAACCGTAGCTAATGCGCTAGGTAAAGCTTATGATGGAAACGCTGCTTCATTAGGAAAATTAGGTTTAGGTATCGACTCAGCAATTCTTAAATCTGGAGATTTAGACGCAATCACAACAGCACTAGCCGAAAATTTCGGTGGTTTCGCAACTGAGCGAGCTGAAACTTTTAGTGGCAAAATGGATCGTTTAAAAATTGCTTTTGATGAGGGAAAAGAAACTATTGGCAGTTTTGTACTTGATGCTATTACTCCGTTAGTGACAATTATTGTAGACAAGATAGTCCCAGCGGTTAACAATCTTTCAAGTTCAATCGGAGAAACACTTGGTCCAGTCTTTACAAATTTAAGCACATTTTTCAAAGATACATTTATTCCCGGTTTAACCGCTCTCTGGGATTATATGGACAAGTATATAATACCAATTTTTAAAACTGCTCTTACTCCAGTAATCGAAGGAGTTCAAAAAGTATTTAAAGCTATCGGCGGTTTAATTTCAGATAACACAGAATTTTTTAAGTTACTTGGCGTAGGCATTACTGCGTTCTTACTTATCGCTAAGCCATTCGCAACGTTTCTGGGTACGACTTTTAAGGTAGCATGGTCAGGCGTGGCTTTAATTATTAATGGCGTAAGCAAAGCAATTCAAACGGTGGTCGCTGGAATCAACTCAGCCATCGACGTAGTTAACTTACTTATTAAAGGCTATAACATCGTTAACAATTTAAAGCCAGGGTCTAAAGATTTAGCGCTTATCCCTAAGCTCGCAACTGGCGGTTTAACTAGCGAAAATAAGCCTTACATAGTCGGCGAGCGAGGTCCAGAGCTATTCGTGCCGTCAAGTAATGGTCGCATAATTCCAAATAACAAATTAGGCGGCGGCGGTGGTAACATCTACATCAACGTTTCAG